AGAGTTTCATAGCACCCGTCGACATGCAGATTGGTGATAAGAAGGTCAATAAAGGTTCCTGGCTGGTGGCCGTGAAAGTTCTGGATTCGCAACTTTGGAACGACATCAAATCCGGGGTATTTAAGGCATTCTCTGTTGGTGGATGGGGTAAGCGTAGAAAAATTAACAAAATTGACTTGCAATGGAATAACGTGATAGGATAGTATTATCGTGAATGAAGACCCGAAGAAGAAAATCACCACACAACTGTTCGACCTTGGAGCCGAAGAGATATCCATCGTCGACAGAGGCGCGGTTGACGGGGAAAACTTCTTAATTTTGAAAGGAGAACATATGAAAGTGGAGGACCTCAAAAAGGTCGAGGAAGTCCTGAAGATGGAACTCCCCGACGAGAAGAAGGTCGATGAAGAACTCTCCAAGGTTGAAAAAATCGACGAGAGCCAGAAGTCGGCTGTCAAGGCTGCGCTGAAACTTCTCTTTGCTAACAAGGAGATTGTTCCGCCCAGCGTATTCGCACAACTTGGTGACCTAGTCGGTTACGGCTATCCCAAGAAAAGGGAGACGTACCCTGAAGATAAGGGGTACAATCCTGAGATGGAAAAAGTCAAGAAGGCTCTTGAAACGCTTCCCGAGGAAGTCAGGAAGAATGTCGAGAACCAGATGAAGGACTCCAAGGAGAAGGTCGAGAAGATGGAGAAGGAACTCAAGGGAATCAAGGATGAGGCCGCAAAGAAGGAGTTCATACAGAAGGCTGGAGCGTTCAAGAATGTAGGCAGTGCCGATGAACTTGGACTCATCTTGAAGGATGTCTCAGAGAAATGTCCTGAGAGTGCAACCAAACTTGAGGCCATTCTCAAAGCCACAAATGAACGAATCGAGAAGGGCGACCTGTTCAAGGAACAGGGGAGTTCAGGGTCCGGCACCGGCGATGCGTATGAGAAAATCGAGAAGATGGCAAAGGACCGGGCCGAGAAGGACAGAATATCCTTTGAGAAGGCCTACTCACTGATACTCAAGGAAAATCCGAAGCTCTACACAGAGCAGGAAAAAAAGGAATAGGGAGGAAATCATGGCAAATGAAGAGATACTCTCGGGCATCTCAATGAAAGCCAAGGTCGACCTGTCGTCAAGTCAGTACCTTTTCGTGAAGGTAAGTGGCGACATGGAAGTTGACCTGGCGGGCGATGGTGAGAATGCCATCGGCGTCCTCCAGGATAAACCCGTCCTGGGAGACTATGGAAACGTCGGGGTAATGGGTGTTTCCAAGGTCGTGGCAAGCGCAATAATAGCGGCAGGAGCCAAGGTGGCGTCCACAGCCGCAGGCAAAGCGGTCACAGCAGTAGCAACTAAGCATGTCCTCGGCCAAGCCCTTGAGGCAGCCGCAGCGGATGGTGAGATAATCTCCGTCCTTCTGTTGGCCAAACCAATCCTGGTATAGAGAAGGGAGATAGATATACTATGGGAAATCCCACAAAAGCAGACATTCACGTAAACAGGCCGCTGACGAATATCTCGATAGCGTACCTGCAGGACCAGAAAAACTTTGTTGCTGACAAAGTCTTCCCGATAGTCCCGGTTGATAAGGCGTCGGACCTCTACTACGAATACGACAAAGGCGATTTCTTCCGTTCGGATGCCAAAAGAAGGGCGCCAGGGACGGAGAGTGCTGGCTCAGGATTCAGGGTGTCTCCATCGGGTTCCTACAACTGCAGACAGCCATTGTCAGAACACATCGACGTATCAGACCAAGACAGGTCAAACCAGGACGAGGTAATTGACCTTGACAGGGACGCGACACTTCTGGTGACTCAGCGGATGCTCCTAAAGAGAGAAATGGAGTTCGCTGACAAGTTCTTCAAGGAAGGGATATGGAGCCATGACGTGGCCCCCGCAACCAAGTGGAACGTTGCTGCATCTGACCCAGTGAAGGACATCACCGATGAGATTGACACCATAGAAAACGGCACGGGGTTCAAACCAAACGTAATTCTGGCGTCGCCCAAGATATTCAGGACACTCAAGAACCACCCTGATGTGAAGGACAGGTACAAGTACACACAGAAGGGCATCGTCACCCAGGAAATGCTGGCCGAGATTTTCGAGGTCGAGAAGTTCCTGGTTCCAGGAGCCGTCAAAAATACAGCGAAAGAGGGCAAGACAGCATCCATGTCAAGGGTCTATGGAGACTACCTCCTTCTCTGTTATTCTGCACCATCACCTGGAATCATGATGCCATCGGCTGGATATATTTTCGCATGGAGAGGATATCTTGAAAATGCATACGGCGTGACAATGAAGAAGTTCCGGATGGAAGAGCTTGAATCAGATAGGGTTGAGGGTTCAATGGCCTTCGACCAGAAACTGACTGCTCAAAGCATGGGGACACTCTTCAAGACACTGATATAGAGCATAGTCTATAGGGCAACTACTGAGAGCCGGGTTCGGGTCACGGCGACCTGGTCCGGCTCTCATTTTATGGAGGTCTGATGTCCTGGTCATATTCAGGAAACCCTTCAAACAGTTTGATGGATGAGGTCAGATTCAATATAGGCGATACTGATGCCACCGACCCACAACTCACCAATGAGGAGATTGCATTCCTGCTTGACAGGAACGACGATAATACCCTTTGTGCATCGATAAGTGCAATACAGAATATCATGGCTAAGTTCTCCAGGTTATGTGACGAGACCACTGGCAGGGTCAGGGTTGCATTCGACCAGAGATTTGCACACTATAAGACGATGTATGATGAGCTGAAGAAACGACTGTCTGAAACATCTGACCTTGATGTGTATTCCGGAGGCATAAGTATATCGGACAAGGACACACTGAGGGAAGATACCGACGCCGTCCAGCCAGCATTTCAGATTGACCAATTCGACGAGCCAAACGATGCAGAAGACGAGCTTGAAGGATGAAAGGGCCGTCGATAATAGATAGAGATATTGGATTCAAGAAGTTCCAGGCCGAGATGTCAAAGGCAAAGGGCTCATATGTGACGGTGGGTGTGCATGAGAAGGACAATGAAACGTATGAGAATGGCCAGACTGTGTCACAAGTGGCGTACTTCAACGAATTCGGGACAAGGAACGTCCCCGAACGCTCTTTCCTCCGGTCAACGATAGACAAGGACAAGGAAGAGATAAGGGCCAAACAAGAGACGCTTTTCAACAAAGTGATGACATTCAAAACGTCGGTGCTGGATGCGCTAAACATGCTAGGTTTTGACATCATGCGACGGATGCAGAATACGATACGGGCATATGCATGGTTATATCCAGATAAGAGCAACGCACCGTCAACCATGGCTCACAAGAGAGGAAACAAACCTCTGATAGACAGTGGCAAGTTACTCAGGTCCATAAACTTCGAGGCGAAGGTGTCAAAATGGTAGTTCCGCTGATAAGAAGACGGGCATTGGTCGTGAGAAGGAAGACCGGCCACTATGTCAATGGACATTGGGTGCAGGATACAACATCAGATACCAACACGACGGGCTCCATACAGCCAGCCGACAAGGATGCAGTGGAGAAACTCCCGGAGGGCGATAGGTCGAAGAGGTCCATATCAGTATGGGGAGAGTTTGCTTTTTTGCTCGATGACCTGATACTTGTAGATGGCAGGACGTATGAAGTCCACTATATTGAGGATTTCACTGGAAGTGGCGTGGCATTACTTCACAGGGAGATAATAGCCGTGGAACTGGAGCACAGAGATGGCAGTCTATAGGCTCAATGAGGCGATAGAGAAGGCCATATATGATTGGGCCGTTGCGGCATCGGGACTGACCGTTGTATGGGACAAACCAGGGAAGGCATCACCAGCACTGCCATATGTTACGCTCAACCTCATGGCTCCCAGGTCTACAGGCCCGGCAGAGGAGCGATACAATAGCCTTGATACGTTTGAGTACCCGATGCGGAAAGCTATAACATTGAGCGTCAATGTATATGCTGAAAATGGGCATCTCAAGATAATGAATGACATAATCAACTCGCTGGAACTCGATACCAAACTGGTAATATTAAAGGCCGCTGGGATAGCAGTATGGACGATAGGCCAACCAATAGACTTGTCTGAGATAATGGAGACGAGCGCAGAATTTCGTGTGGCAGTCGACATTGTTCTGGCGTATACTGAAATGGTGACGGATGTTGTGGGTGAGATAGAGAAGGTCAGGGTTGAGAAGACTCCTCCTACTCCGACGTTCGTCGAGGATATAGAAACGTAATGAAAGGAGATTGACATACCATGGGAACAAAACTTGAAGACATTGTCGAGGTCGTCATCAGTCGGGAGACGGCACGTATCAGCACACAGTCATTTGGGATACCATTGATATTGGGGCCGTTCAGCCATAAGAGCGGACGGGTATATACATATGGAAGCCCCGAGGAAGTCTTGGAGGATGGATTCCTTGAATCAAGTGATGTTTACAAGGCCGCCTTGAAACTCTACAGCCAGGATGATGTATCTCCCGAAGAGTTCAAGGTTGGCAGGAAACTTGAGAATGTAAATGCAAAACAGACAATCACATTGTCGTTGACTCCAGACTCAGGGTCATTCAAGGTCAAGATTGGAGCCGATACGTCCGCTTTAATAAACTTTGATGATTCGGCAGTTGAAATCAAGGCAATTATTGAGGCTCTGGCTGGAGTAGCCGAAGGGACTGTTACCGGAACTCCTATTGCCAAGTTGATAACGATTGAATTTACTGGTGCCGACGCAGCCAAGAGTTTCGCTACCATAGTGATAGTTGATAACACGCTCAAGGCCGGACTCGTTGATGTATCAGCGGAAGTAACCGTGATTCAGTATGGTTCTGCAGTAGAGACATGGACAGCCGCACTTGCGGCAGTCAGGGCAATCGATGATGACTGGTTCTGCCTGATTTCCACGACACATACGAAGTCCGACATCCTGGCCCTTGCCGCCGTTATTGAAACCCTTGTGAAGATGTATGCAGCTGCAACACTCGATGCCAACGTGAAGACGGATGCCACAGATGATGTTGCAAGTGCTCTCAAAGTTCTGGGTTATGACAAGACATTCATCATATGGAGCGATGACGCAGCCAACTTCCCGGAAGGTGCATGGGTCGGAGGCAATCTTCCAAAGGACCCAGGTTCCGTGACATGGAAGTTCAAAACCCTCGGAGGAATAATACCCGATGTACTGACGACTGACGAAGTGACACATCTTAAGGCCAAGAACGCCAACTTCTACGAGACTGTTGGCGGAATGGGAGTTGTGACAGGAGAGGGTATAGTAGCCTCCGGAGAGTTCATAGATATCATGCATGGGTCCATGTGGTTGCAGACTAGGATGGCAGAAAGGGTATTCTCAAGGTTGGCAAGCACTGATAAGGTGCCTCTCACCAACGCAGGGATAGAACTCATAGCCACCGAAGTCAGGGCTCAACTCAACGAGGCCGATGATGCAACAGGAGTTGGACTGATACGCAAGGACACCATAGCCATGGATGTCCCTGACATATCCGACATCAGTAGTGCGGATAAGGCCCTTCGGTTCCTCAATGGGATAAAGTTCAGTGCCAACTTTGCTGGCGCGGTCCACAAGGTCAGGCTGGTTGGAAAACTTTCGGTATAATGGGAGGTAGACGATGAAGAATTATAATCCAAAAGAAGTAACACTCATCATAGGCGGACGGATAATCAAAAGTTGGAACACCGTAAGGGTGGCAATGGATGAGGATGAGTGGACATTCACTGCTGGGACCACAGGCGAGTCAACCAGGACGAAGAACGCCAACAAGTTGGGTTCGCTCGTAATAACATCACCTCAGGCATCCGAGGACAATGCATTCATGAGTGCATTCCAAGCATCGGGAACGCTCATACCGTGTTCGGTTGTCGATAAGAGTGGAACGTCGATACACGTCATGGCAAAGGGCACTGTAGTGAAGATGCCCGATGCCGAGTATGGCAAGGAAGCGGGAGAACGTGAGTGGACGGTCAAGGGTGACATTGAGACGAATCTGGTTGGGGGTAACATCGAATGAAGGAACCAGTTGAAAGAACGATAGACGGCAGGGTCTATACATTCTATAGAATGTCACCAATGAAGAGCGTCGAAATGATACCCAAAATTCTCAATCTCTTGGGTCCGGGGCTCGTCGAGGCGCTCAACTCAAAAGGGTTGGTAGGTGATGTGAATGTTGGGGCATTGGTAGGCGGACTGTTTGGAAAATTGGATAGCAATAATCTCAAGGACATAGTCAACGGGATGCTGGAGCAGGTACATGCCAAGGGAAAGGGAGAGGTCTCACAGCACTTTGATGAACTCTTCACTGGCGATGTGAAACATTTGTTCAAGGTAGTATTTGAGGCCATGAAGGTGGAGTACTCCTGTTTTTTCGTCGGATTGCCAGGGTTCGACGGAGTGATAAAAGCGTTTCGGGGTATGACCCAGGACCAATGAACATCTCGCCAATGGCGTGGAATTATATATGGCGGCCCATCCTGGCTGGAAAAACGACGCTATCCGAGATTGACAACCACTACACCCTCGATGATCTGGCCGACCTGAATGAGGCCATGGACATAGAAAACGAGATGGAGCGGTTCATGATGGAAAAAGTGAAGAAAGAGGCAAAGAGGAAATGACGCTAAGGGAACTTTTCGTCAAGATAGGGTTCCAGGTCGATGACAAGGCCCTGACCCAACTCAACTCAAGCATCGATACGTTCAAGTCGGGAGTCATAGGCGTGGGAGCGTCCATAGGAGTCGCTACGGCCAGCCTCTACGGTCTGGTGAAGACCACAGCCGATGCTGCGGACGGGGCGTGGAAGATGTCCCAGCGGGTTGGCATAGCGGTCGAGTCATTGCAATCGCTTGCATACGCAGCCAAACTTTCAGATGTAGATATCGACGAGTTGGGCATGGCTATATCATTCATGTCCAGGAATGCAACTGAGGCGATCGGTGGCTCGAAGGAGATGGCGGCCAACTTTGCTAAGATAGAAATACCTGTCCAGGCATTGAAGTCCATGAAGCCGGACGATTTGCTTAAGACCATAGCTAATAGGTTCGAGGTTCTGCAGGATGGTGGCCAGAAGACAACCATTGCCATGGAATTATTTGGACGTGCAGGAACGAGACTCATCCCCATGCTGAATCAGGGGGCGAAAGGAATCACGGCACTGCAGGTCAAGGCCAAGGCATTGGGTATAGTTTTTTCGGAGGAAGACGCCAAGGCCGCTGAGGAATTTAATGATTCAGTGTACACGCTCGGCAGGGCACTTGTCGGGCTCAGAAATATCGCAGGAATAAAATTTGTAGGAATGTTCAAAGATATAGCGGAGGCAATGACAAGTTGGCTGCTTGCAAATAGAGAATATCTAAGAACAAACATAACCGAGGCAGTTCGGGCACTGACTGACTACCTAGGTGCGATGCTAAAAGTAATCAAATCTGTAGGTGAGTCGCTATTTGGAATTATTCAAATATTTGGTGGTACAGAACGGGCTATCAAGTTGCTACTCGGGACTCTTTCTATATTATTTGCAGCAAAAATCTTGTATGGGATAGGAGCAATGACAATAGCTATATATGGTCTAGCTGCGGGATTCGCTGTTGCCAATGCTGCAGCACTGACCATCCCTCTATTGGTTGGTGCAGCAATCGCAGCCGTAGTATTGCTCATAGAAGATGTATTTTCATTTTTTCAGGGAAAGAAATCATTGACTGGTTACATCAAATCATTGATGAGAGACGAGTTGCCAAACCTGATGAAACTTCTGATCGGGACGTGGGACTTGCTCAAGTTTGTGATACTCGCCATACCGGACGCACTCAAGGAGGTATGGACGTGGATTACTGACATTTATGGATTTGTGTCAAAGTATTTGGCTCCGATATTTGAGTACTTGGGCGGGTTGTTGGGCAAGATATCATTGCCGGAAATGGCTGGAAAATTCGGCGAGAAATTATCGGAAATATTCGGAGGTGAAACAAAGAGGGAGGCTGAGATTCGGCAGACTCTTATGGGTCCGGTTCAGCCAACCCCATCCATGCAATCAAAATCAGTAGTGAACAACCAGAATATGAGAGTCAATGCTCCTGTAACGGTCAACGTTCCCCCAGGAACACCGCCTGAGGAGGCGGCGCAGGCAGCAAGAGATGGGGTCAGGGACGCATTTGACTCAATGTTGAGACAGGCTGCACTCGTTACTGAACCCGCTGTGGAGTGGTGATATGAACTTATTGAGTAGTATATTCGGAAAAGATAGAAGGCTTCAAATACAATACGAGGAGGCCGGACTGCTCGGAATAACAACGAAGGGCCTGTTGAAAGTTGACGTAACCAAGGCTGAGGGTCATGGATTTCAGGCACAGGCGACATCTCACGAGGTCGAGGAGGGCATGGATGTAGCGGACGCCATACTGAATAAGGGTCGTACACTCACCATAGAAGGACTTGTATCAGACGACCCTATTAACCTCCTCGGCTCATTGATAGGAGGTGCCGCCGGAGCTCTGGGCTCCAAGATTGGCGGTGCGGCTGGTGCGGTTACGACCGGAGTAACTGCCAAGATTGGCTCGGCTCTACTATCTGGTAGTTCCAAACCGTCAACTGATGCATTCAAGATTCTGGAGAAGATACATGAAGACAAACTTATTTTGACAATAACTACAAGCATGAAAGTTTATAATAACATGGTGATGGAGACTCTGGATGTACCAAGGTCATCTAGGAATGCCAATGCCCTAGAGTTCACGGCAGCGTTCAGGCAGATAAAGGTCGTGGAGAGCGAGTTGGTGCCGGTTCCGTTGCTTGCATTCGCGCCCAGCGTTGCAGCATCGGCCATGAGAAAAAGGAAACTTGGAAGCAAGACCCCCAACCTGGCCACCGGAAAATCCGCCGACCAAGGTTCGTCCCTTCTTGCATCCATTGCGGGGATATGATGCTTCAACTTCCGCTTAGAACAGACATTTGGAACTATGAGTTCAGGGCATCTTTGGATGGTTCGATATATGTCCTGGCATTCCGGTATAATGAGCGCAAAGGCCGATGGATAATGGATATCAAGGCCTCGGATAATGCATATCTAGTTATGGGCATCCCCATTCTTCTGGGCGTCGATTTGCTTGGGAAGTACGGAGATGAACGACTACCCCCGGGGAAGTTCATCTTGATAGACACGACTGGCCAGAATCTTGAGGCTGGAAAGACCGACCTGGGCGATAGGGTCATACTGCTCTACCAGGAGGCGACGTGAGTGTTCTGTTTGACAGGACTGCGGTTTTGACACTAGGAATCAAGGGACTTGTAGGTGCCAGAGTTGAGGGACTCAGAATATCATTTGAGATAGATAAGACATCGACATCAGACCAGAACTTTGCAAAAATAAAGATATGGAACCTGTCCGAGGAATCAAAGGCATACGTCACCATGAAGAATTCGGTCGTCATACTTGAGGTCGGGTACGGACCCGATACAGGGGAACTATTTAAGGGGGATATCACCAAGGCCTCAGTTCAGCGGCAGGGTCCGGACGTTATAACCGAGCTGGAGTGTGGCGACGGTCATTTGGCCCTCAAGAATGCCAAACTGGACAAAAGTTATATAAAAGGAACACCCATGAGGGTCGTATTCATGGACGCCATGGCAGCATTGAAACTTGAGGGTATATCAATATCGGAGTCGGGTCTGAAAATCAAGGACGAAGTGCTGCAGAATGGGTTCACCGCATCTGGACCAGTCAAGGGCATTCTTGACAACCTAGTGGCAAAGATGGGCAAGAAGTGGAGCATACAGGACAACGAATTTGTGATGCTCGACCTGGATGAGGACGTTGGCGGGGAGGCTGTTGTATTATCTCCTGACTCCGGACTGGTGGGAAACGTAGTGCAGGTCGACGGTGGTGTGCAATTCAAGGCTCTCATCCAGCCAGAATTAAAACCAGGGAAACTGGTCGAGTTGTGGACACGCGACATAGTCGCAACCCCATTCAAAATAGTCAAGGTGAAGTATCAGGGGGACACCCATGACAATCCATGGTATGCCAACTGTGAGGCGATTGACGTGGGAGGGATACTATGAAGACAACCCCTACACTGGCCGAGATGGTCCGAAATGCTGTATTGGCTCAACTATATGACCTTCACACGGCGCTGCCCGGAACGGTTCTGATATACAACCAGGCCGATGGTACTGCCACTGTACAACCCGGCATCATGAAAAAATATAAGTCGGACAGCGGGGGACTTCTATCAATAGCCGACCAACTCCTCAACACGAAACCGCTGCCGCCAATTCCGCATGTGCCTGTCTCGTGGTATGAGAACAGCCTGTCATCGTTCAAGTTCCCTTTGTTTCCAGGAGATACAGGGACGCTGATATTCCATGAACGTTCCATAGACAAATGGCTGGCTGGTGTTGGATTGCCAGTCTCTCCAGATGACAATAGGCATCACCACCTATCTGATGCCATGTTCATACCTGGACTATCCCCAAGCAGCAAGAGGGGAATGAGCCCTATGACAAATATGGAACTGAGACATGGGTTGATGACGATAGAACTGACTCCGCTGGGCGGGGTTAAAATAACGGGTCCTGTGACTGAGTTGGTATCAGTTATCTCCGCTATGTTGGGGCATGTGATAGGGCTCAAGGTTCTCGACCCAGTATCGGGATTATTGCCGCTCGACCCGACCACAATAGTGACCTTGACTGCTGACAAGGTGCTTCTAGACAGTTTCAAGGTGTGATGATATGATGGTTTTAAAATGGACATAAAACTTGATGATAATGGTGACATAGACACGTCCCGGCCAGACCTGCAGCACACGTCGGGTCTGGACGCCAAGATACAACACCTCAAACAGAGGCTTAGGATGTTCTTCGGGGAATGGTTCCTTGACCTGCGCAGGGGTGTCCCATATTTTCAATATATCCTCAAAAAGGACGCCGACCCCGTTGTGGTTGACGCCGTCCTGAAAAAGGAGATAATAGACACACCTGGGATTACTGAACTCAGGCAGTTTTCTCTGGACCTTGATGATAGGACCAGAGTCCTGACCGCGTCATTCAAGGCGCAGACTCAGGAAGGAGAAATAAACTTCGAGGAGGCATTGCCCTGATGGCTGACGAGTACGGGCTTCTTCCAACTGGGTTCGTTCCAAAAACATTGGCTGTGGTCAAAGAGGAGATTGAGCGCGACCTGAGAGCCGCACTTGGGAATGGCATCAACCTACTTCCCGAGGCCGTATATGGACAGATAGTCGGCATAACATCTGAGAGGGAGTCGAGCGTGTGGGAAATTGCGGAAGACGTATACCATTCGCAGTATCCTGACACGGCAGATGGCATCAGTCTGGATGGAGTTGCGTCATACTCCGGAATCAAGAGACTCAAGGCAACAAAATCCAAACAAGAAGGCCTGTTTCTTTTCGGAACTGAAGGAACGACTATTCCAAAAGGAACAATTGTTTCAGTTGAGGATAACCCGGACGCAAAATTCCAGACGCTTAATGAGGTCATATTAGCGGCCGGGGTCAATGCAATACAAAAACTCACGTTCTCATCGGTCCCTGCAAGCGGAAACTTCAAACTCAGATATATGGGTGAGACCACTACACCATTATTGTTCAGTGCATCAAATGACGACATAAAAAATGCTCTTAATGTTTTAATCCTATTATCGGGGATTTTGATGGCTGGTGACTATTCGGCAGGCAAATATGCGGAATTTGCAGGAGACGATGGCAAGCAGCCGCAGGACTTGCTTGAGGTAGTAGATAATACGCTCAAGAACGCAGGAATGGTCGATGTGGTCGTGACAGTAGAGACGACTACTCCGGGAGTTGCGCAGGGAACTGTTGATGCCGAGGCTTTTGAGACAGGACCGACCATAGCTCAGGCGTTCACGCTCAATTCCATAGTCACGCCAGTTGCTGGATTGAATAGGATAATCAACAAGTCTGATGCCAATGTCGGAAGGAATGTTGAGACCGATGCAGAACTCAGGATACGGCGCGAATTAACGATTCAGCGGGCTGGTGCCGGAACTATAGAGGCCATCTACGCCCGCCTTGTTGAACTTGAGGATGTTGAGGCGGCAATAGTATTCGAGAACGATGCGCAGGAGGAGATTGATGGCAGGCCACCCAAGTGCTTCGAGTGTGTTGTGCTGGGCGGTGATGATGATGTGATAGCACGGGCTATATGGGAAGCTAAGGACGCCGGAATAAAACCATTCGGTTCGGTTCCCATAACAATAGTGGACTCCCAAGGATTCACCCGTTACATCCGATTTTCAAGGCCAACCGTAAAACGCCTCTACCTGATACTTGACGTTGATAGACTTCCATCAGGTTTTCCCGATAATGGAGTGGCGCTTCTCAAACTGGCGGCTACAACACATGTCAATGACCTTGGAATAGGCACGGATGTTCTGGTCTATCCAAAACTCATGTCCGCATTCGCCGGGATTCCCGGGATAGAGGACCTTGGAATAAGAATAGGGCTCACATCTCCACCCACGACAGATGATAATATACCCATGGCAGCAAATGAAATATCGTCTCTCGATTCAACGGATATAACGGTGAACTTGATATGATAGAGCATGTAACCACACATGTCATAGATGGGTTGGCTAGACTTCTCCAACAGTACAAGGACAAACCGAAACTAAGGGCCCTTATCACAGCTAGTATAGCACCATTTCAGGGCATAGAGGATGCCCTGTGGGACCTCAATACCAAAAGGAACATTGACGCCGCCATAGGAATCCAGCTCGACCTGATTGGTACGATAGTGGTTCTCGACAGAGCACCGGGTCAGGGTGATGAAGATTATAGAAAAGACCTCAAGACAAAAATGCACATGAACGTGTCAGAGGGAGAACCCGAGAGAATAATAGAGGCATTCAGGTCGCTGACCGATGCTGACCTCGTATTCCTCATGGATGGCGCCAACGGAGA